GTCCTTTCTTACGCTTCAGGTATGCAGCCATTTCACGAATCAACAATTGATGTTCAACTGTTAACCCAAGATTACTGACCGCTGCCTTGGCTGCAAGTTTCTTCTCGCGTTCGCGCAACTCACCAACATCCTTCCACTCTGCAAGTGCTTTCCGGTTGTCATCCTGAACTCCTCTCAAGAAACGCGCCGTACTATACCCTGCAGAAAGGTAAGCATTTGGGCTCTTTGCCCCTTCATTCACCCAGCACACGTACTCCAAGTACATTCGCCCCTTGACCCTGTTGATGTGATACAACGAGTCATGGAGTTGCACAAGTGGACGCGCCACAAGTGCTCCTTGATCCTTCAAGGGTGTTGGACTGTTACGTCCAAAAGTACAAGGCGATGTCTGCTTCTTAGCATACAAACAAAGCTCTGTACCCGGGTGTTTCTTGTCAGGGGATTCCGACTCATTGTCAGGGTCCTCCTTCTCCTCCACACCTGTGTCCTCAAGGGACACCCCACCAGCGTTAACGGTGGGATTACCCAATGCAACAGCAGTACCTCCTGAGTGTACTGCAGTGCACAGGGGTGAAGCTTCCACGCGTAGTCCCAGACGACGCGCGCTCAGCCTCACAAGTTCGGCATATAGTTCAGTGTCCCCTGGACCATAATAATGCCTTGCGAGCAGTGCCTGCGGTAATGTGCCTACCTTTGCTGCAATAACAGCAGGGTTAACACTAGCCAGACACGTTGGTGCTTCTGAGGCACTCGACGAGTGATCACCACTTTGACCACTACTTGACCCAACAGACTGAGCACTGTTAGGCTTCTTTTGCAGAGAGGTACTAAATACAGACTTGCTGTTCTTAATAGCAACGACAGGCTTACCGATGTTTGCAGCAGCCTCCTTATTGTATTTCGCTCCCTTCTGCAGACCTGCGACTGTAGACCTCGCTCCGATACCAACTATGACTTCTGTATGTACAGTGAAATTAGCTGCAGGTTGCGCAACTCCACTCACATCGAGAACCCACGCATTACGTGGGAGTGGTTTGGTACCACTAAGCATGTCGTCATCAACTTCGACTCCGACAGCTTGAGCAAAATCGCCAGCTTCGAGAACTACAAGGCCTTCCTCATTTTTGAGGTTACACATTGCCTCAGCTACAAGTAAGTTGTTAGTGTGACACCTCTGTGCATCAGATATCCTTATAGCTTTGTTTCTCTCGGCGCGGTCATACTCCATCTCTCTGATTTCCGCCATGCTCGAATAAGGCCCTTCTACGGCATCATCAGTTAAACAGCACAGCACATCCACAATAAATTCCTTGAACCTCGCAAAGAACGGTACTCCTCTATCTACTACTGTCATTTTATTGTACGGTAAATTTGGCTCGCACGAATAATATGTCATAGTGAAAAGAAAAGTTTTGGGAACATCAATGTAGCCACCCCTTTAGTACAGAACTATTAACCTTGGGAGATCACTACCCCAGACCTTCTTACGGCCTGCGGACACTTCACCTTGCACGAGTAATTTGATTCACCGGTTATGATGACAACTTGGGTCCCTTGCTCACACTACAATCACAACTACACAGTACCTTTACAGTAAATCCAGCACTGATGTTTGGACCTTACGGTCTGCGGAAGACACCAGTCTGCTAAATTACAGGTTCCACCTGTATTTGCTGCACCCTTATCGAGCTAATAGTTGTTAAATAATGTTCACTTGGGTCCCAACCATGTCACCCCAGTTAATCCATTTCTCTCGTCCATGGCGCGGGCGCGTCTGCCCGCTCGGAAGGCGAGTCCACAAATGAACCACCTCCGTGTGACTTAGTGCAAGGATATTTCCACCTGACTAAATCCTACATGTTTTCCACAATATACCTTGAGACCACTAGCTAACGGCTACAGGACCATTAGCGCATAAGAATTCGGGACAGCAAATTCTCTCTGACCATGACAACCCTACTGACGGGTCGTCCTCACGAATGAGCGGTGTGATTACAGCTAAAGCCTAAGGTACTCCAATGGGTATGCAAAACCCACGAGAAGGAAAGAG